AGCTATCAATGGTGCAGGACAACGCATCAAAGAAGCTAACGGCATTATGGGCGAGCTTGACCACCCACAGTCACTGCAAATCAACCTTGATCGTGTTTCACACGTGATCACCGAACTCCGCATGCAAGGCAACGACGCATACGGTAAGGCACGTCTGTTGAACACACCAATGGGCAACATTGCACGTGAACTGATCAACAGTGGTGTCAAGGTCGGCGTATCAAGCCGTGGTGCAGGTAATGTTAATGAAGGCGGCGACGTAAGTGGATTCCAGTTCGTCACAGTTGACATTGTTGCACAACCATCAGCACCAGGAGCATATCCAGGTTCGATCTACGAATCGCTTCAACAAGCCAAGAATGGTCACAATATCATTTCGCTTGCTGAGGAACTTCGTAACGATCCAGCTGCTCAGAAGTACCTGAAGAAAGAGATTCTAAACTGGCTTTCGAAAGGGCTTTTTGTAAAGAAGTAACGTGATTTCCGAAATGGCTCGGGATTCATAACTATTTGATATACCAGGGGAATATTCTCGGGCGAGCCCGAGCGTCCCCATAAAAGCACCACGCGTGATAAATATATTCACGCAAGAAACCAACTTGTTAAGGAGAACTACAAATGGAAGAACTGCTAAAGAAACTACTTGCTGCCGAAGTACTGACCGAGGAAACAAGGCAAGAGCTCGAAGCAGCTTTCAAGAAACAGCTCGAAGATGCTGTATCGAAAGCTCGTGAAGAAGCTACTGCTAGTGTTACCGCTGAACTGAATGAACAGTGGATTACAGAGCGTGAAACTCTAATTGAAGCACTTGACGAGAAGGTATCGGAAGTTCTTACAGAAGAGTTGAAAGAACTCAAGGAAGACATTGAGCGTTTCCGTGATCTTGAAGCTGAGCATGCAGAAAAGCTCGTCGAAGCAAAAGGCGAGATGGCAGAGCAACTCAAGAAGGACGTAGACCTACTCATCGAGAAACTCGACAAGTTCCTTGAAATCAGACTGACAGCCGAAGTCGAAGAACTACGTGGCGATATCGAAGTTGTCAAGAAGAACGAATTTGGTAAGAAGGTGTTTGAAGCGTTTGTTAACGAGTTCAAGAAGCACTACACTGGCGACGAGTCAGTTGAAGGTAAGCTCACAGAAACTCAACAGCGCCTTGAAGACGCTCTTACATCTCTCGAAGACGCAGAGAAGAAGCTGGCTAAGATGGAACGTGAAAAGAAACTGTCACAAGTCCTCGCACCAGTCTCTGGTCGTACGAAAGAGGTCATGGAAGCAATCCTCAAGAACGTGGACACCCCACTTCTTGATGAAGCATACAAGACATATATCGGCCGTGTTGTAAAAGAAACAGCTGGCGATAAGAAAGAAGAAGTAGCAGCAAAACCATCCTCCACCTCGGAGAAGGAAGAAAAAGTACTGGCTGAAGGTGAGAAGAAAGATGCAAAACCAGAAGTATCTGGCAAAGCAGTAACAGGTGATACGAAGGAAGTTCTTGAGGAAAGCGCTAAGCTGGAAAAAGAACAAGAGTCGAAGCCTGCAATTTCTGACGAAGAAAGAAAGCGTATCCGCCGTTTGGCTGGACTCGCATAAGCAACAACTTTTAGCCCCTACTAAGGAGAAATACAATGGAACTATTTGAAAACTGGTCCGAGGTGAAAGAAGCCCTACTCGACGGTCTCGAAGGCAACAAGAAAGAGATCGTAAGCAAGTGCTTGGAAAACCAAAAGGCCCACATCCTGGCAGAAACAGCAGCAGCTGGTGCAGTCCAGGCGCACGACATCGCAGGTTTCCGTAAGATCCTGATTCCGATGATCCGTCGTATTATCCCAGGTACAATCGCGACCGAAATCGTTGGCGTTCAGCCAATGCAAGGTCCAGTTGGTCTGGTATACACGATGCGTTATCGCTACGGTGAAGGTGTAAACGTTCCTGGCGCAGGTACACCAGGCAACCCATGGTCACCAAACCCAGCAGGTAACTTCGGTAACATCACCGCAGGTGATGAAATGTTTGGTAACAACCCAGTTCTGCGTCAGTTCTACAGCGGTAACGCTGGAGCAGCTGTCGCTGACGGTGGTGCTCCACAACCAGCAGGCGCGTCCGGCATTGCCAACGCAGCTGCTGACGAAGCAGACATCCAAGCAAACGCATCACGTGGTGCATGGCCATCAAGCCTTCCAGCACACAACACATCACTGTTTGGTCCATACGGTCCAGATGCAATCGGTCAGTCATATGCCGGTCGTCTGTACGGTGGTTCAGGCTCCTTCATTGAAGGTTCAGGTGGTCGTGTAGTCAAGCTTGAAGTTGTGTCACAAGCTGTTGAAGCTGGTACACGTAAACTGCAAGCAGGTTGGACAATCGAAGCTATGCAAGACCTTAAGGCACAGCATGGTCTCGACCTCGAAAGCGAACTGACACAAGTCGTGTCCGCAGAAATCGTTCAGGAAATCGACTCTGAAATCCTTAGCGACCTGTTGGCATTGGCAGGTACAGTTGCAGCGTTCGACTACGCAACAATCGGCCTCGGCCCACAGTACCAACCAGCGTACCTTGGCGACCGTTTCGCAAACCTCGGCATTATCATCAATGCAGTGGCTAACGAAATCGCACGTAAGACACGTCGTGGTCCAGGTAACTTCATCGTTGTATCACCAATGGTCGTATCTCTGCTCCAGAGCGCAGCTAAGTCGGTGTTCGCACCTGCTGTAAGCGGCTCGTTCAAGGGTCCAAACAACACAATGTTGGTTGGTACACTGAACGGTACAATCAAGGTATACAGCTACCTGTGGAACCAAGTATCAGGTCTGTCAGCTGCAGCTAACGACGTAATTCTCGTTGGCTACAAGGGTGGCAACGGAGAAACCGACACCGGTTACTTCTACTGCCCATACATCCCACTAATGTCCTCGGGCGTTGTGATCAATCCTGTCACATTCCAGCCAGTCGTCTCCATGATGACTCGTTACGGTAAGACAGCGTTCACACAAACGCAGACATCGCTGGGTAACAGCGCAGACTACTACGGCAAGATCAACGTTCAGAACTTCCAGTTCGCGTAATCTACGTAGAAGCGAAGCAACAAAGAAGGGCCACTCCGGTGGCCCTTTTTTTATGCTGGTTAAGTTGCTGGGGACGATAAATATCCAACATGAAACTAACATTCCGACAATACATTGATGGAAAAGAACAGCTCCGGAAAGCGATCGAGAACACGCCAACTACGATCGTTGAGTACGAAGTTCGTAAATACTGTTCTATCTACATTGGAGAGTCAAAGGAAGAGGGTCAGATTATCGGCCTAAAGCCAAAACAGAAAGTGATTGTCCATTGGCGATATGATACTATGGACGATCCAACGCCAGAGCACGTGAAATTTATTGGTGTTGCAAATCTTGACGAAGAAGAACAACCAGTTTTTTGGACTGGTCAAAAACTACACAAGTGGTTAATGCGACACACAAAGGAAGGAAAGACCCATGGACACTAAGTACAAACTAATCAACTCCGCACAGAAACGTTCCGATGAACTTCAACGGATCGCTGAAAATTACAAGTGGCTCGCTAACACCATCAAGGAAGATCCAAAGAAACTGATGGAAGGCGCAACACAAGTTCTTGCTGGTCTCAAGGCTATGATGGCCGCAGGACAACCGCTGACAAAAGCTGGTCTTTCCCCAGCAAGTCTTGCAGGTGTCGTAGCTGGTCTAAGAGTATTGTCAAGAGCCCTTCCAAAGATGGCTGATCCAGACAAGAAGCTCAAGGCTCTGAAAGTTCTTACCGACCTCAAGATTGGTGGTAATATGTCAACAGGAGCAGCAACATCTATTGCTGGTCTTGCAGACCGTGATCCACAACTCGAAGAACTTCGTGCAGCATTCAATCAATACGCAGAGACTGGCCAACCAAATCCTGCTGTGCTGAAACTGCTCGGTCAGCTTCAGATGGAAATTGACCAAGCAATGCGTGCAAGCGCCGGCGGTGGACAGCAAGTCCCAGCAGGCCCAGGCGTAGCCCCAGCAGTTGCCGCAGCAGGCGCTGCTTCCCCGATGGGACAAGCACGGTAATTCTCCCAAACCGCAGTTGACTTTTGCGCACGTATAGGGTATACTGTCC